ATAGAGGATATTGATTTGCTGAAACGGTGTGCCAGTGACAGGGGTAAATGGTACGCCTTCCCAAGCCGTGGCAAGCGATGGAGTCATGGCATTCAATCGGGTTTCAAGTGCTGCCCTGATATTTACAATGCTCATCTAACCTCCGACATGGATGCCTTCGTTGCATCTGCAAAGATGCTCCCAAAGCGCTGCACCGAAAGCCTAACCATACCAGAAGGAGCCTGCTTGCTTGACCCGTATTCGAGTCTTTGTATATACGGCACATTGTTGGAAAGCCAAACAACATTGCCAGTGCCCTTTACTGTCTTGACCACATCAGCATAGGCAACAGATCCATTTGTTGAATCCAGTTTTGCGCTATCCAATCTGTCAGTTTCAGAAGTAATCGGTGATCCAATAGAGCATTGCCAGTTGCCTTTGGCGCGGCCAGTGTCAACTGGTGTCATCTTGATGACTGATCCAAACAGTTCAATCGTAGACTTGCGGATAACGGTGTCGATCCGCTTGTTAACTCGATTGACAATTGAATTCATGCTCATTTGCGGATCTGCATTACATACAGCGCGTGTTCTTCACCAGACCAAATGATCTGAGTAGAAATAACCGTGTAGGTCACAGAATCAATGATGAATCGGTCATTGGGGTTCGGTTCTGTGTTGCCTTTTGCTGCAATCGTTAGCTTCTTGTCACCTTTTTCAACCAGTCCAGCGGCATATTCTTCGCCAGAATATTCCTCAAGGATGGCCTTTGGTACTCCGACACTCGTAGAACCACCAGAAACATCACCAGTAATCGGGTCATACGTTCCCTCGGTCACAATGGTGTGACTGACTGCCTTGCCGTATTTGTTCAGCAAGCGAACAGCAGTGGCTCTGGCTTTGGTGTCGAGTGCTGTCATGTCCGCATCAACTTCACTTGGTTGGCGCTGGAAGCAAAGTAAATGCTCAGGCTGTTCTCGACTTGCAGATACCTTTTGTATTGCGGACTGAATTTGTCGTACTCAACCTCAATCGGTCCGACTTTTTCACGAATCGTGACCTGACCTTGATCGTCCAGCAATGTCTCGGTATTGGCTTTCAGCGCAAGTTCAGCGCAAGCGTTCTTGACCTGAATCGGGACAATGTCAAAGTCAACATATTCGGGGTAAGCATTGACCGAGCAAATATCCCTAACTGGCACATAAATCCGAGGCCAGTCGAGTGCTTGGGTATTGACGTAACGGTAACCATCCCAGCGCAGGCGATAAACAGCGACCATGTAATCGGTCGCACCACGCAAAAGCTGTTCTTTTTGGGTGGTAGTCAGCGCCGCCCAATCCGTATTGCCGCGGTTGCTGTGGTAAGTATCGGCATCAGATACGCTGATATAGCTTTCGCTGTTCGGAAGTCCGCTGCCATCTTCAACGATCAGGCTCATTCTTCACCCCACTCAAGCATCCCATAGACACCAGAACCATCAATCACCGTGTTGTCAGCAAAGATGCAAAGACCTTCGCCGGGAAGCAGCAAAAAGCCTTCTTCGTGATCGAACTCGATATTGGATGCAGATCCCGTGGTTTTGCTCACGCAGGACCGCTCTAAGAAATACGTCTCACGGGTAACTCCCGTCATAGTCAAGCCAGATTGCTTTCGATAGCAAAGCATCATGCTCGGTTCGCTGTTGTTGTCGTACCTCGTTGGCACAATTACATCTGCACCCGTAGCTGATGGTGTTCCCTTGATACGCTGCCACCCATACACGCTGTTCCCGGTCCCACCTGCATCGGCTGAGTCCAACTGCAAGTGCATTCGCAACAAGCGAACAGTCTTTGTATCGCTGTTTACCCAAACCTGATACGCCGTATCTTCGGTGAAGACGGTCGGCTTAACAGCGATGCGTGAACAATACCGTTTCATTTCTTTGCCTTCTTCTTGGCAGTCTTAGCCACAGACAAGGCAATGGCTACCGCTTGCTTTTGCGATTTTCCCGATTTCATCTCAGTAGAAATGTTCTTTGAGATACTTTTTTGGCTGTAACCTTTTTTCAACGGGGGCATAGCGATAACCTCAAATTAGGTGGGACAGCAAGAACCGTAAACAGGAATCCGGGAGCTGCCCCGATTCATCAAGCAGGCTCGTACCCGCCAGCTTTGTAGTTCTCAACTTCTGACACCGGTACAGCTACCTCATGCGGTGCTGGGTAGACTTCCGGGTCACGTTTCATCACCACAAATCCAGCGGCTTTTTCGGCCTTCTCTGCTGGTTTTTTCTCAGCCATGTTTTACTCCTAAAAAATAGGCGGGGAATGGTTACCCCGCCATTTGCTCTTAGCCGAGCAGGAGGGCAACGTGGTTGGACTTCCAGACCTTTACGCCGTACAGAGCGCGAACTTCGATCATGGTCTTCATGTAGCCTTTGTAGACTGCAATTTCAAAGACCAGACCGGAGTAGGGGTCTTGAACGGTCATGATGTCAACCGCAGCATCGCCACCTGCCGGGAGTGCCGGGGGACGAATACCGAGTTCGACAGCGGTGCGGTGGAAAGCCACGTTAGCGGTGAAGTTGTTGCCGATGGTGATTGCATCGTTGTCAGCTTCAGCGTAACGAAGACCCGGAGAGCCAATGGTGAATGAACCACCAGACAGTGCGGTGTTTGCGACATAGATGTCAGACGTACCAGCGAAGGTAACGCAGTCACCCGCCAGCAGAGTGCCAGATCCGGTGTCAACGCTGATGGTGGTATCACCAACTGCGCCAGCAGCAGAAAGCTGGTAGCTCGTGCCAGTACCCTTGGTGTGGCTCGCAACGCCAGCAGATTCCTTAATCATCAGGCCCTGAAGGTCAAGGAGCGTACCCTGACGGAGCAGATCAGAACCGCCAGCGGTATTGACTTGCTGAAGCTGTGCCAGATTGCGGAGTTTTACGCCAGCCGCTGAGTTGATAACCAGCGTGATCTGATTGTCAGTCGGGCAACCGTTGTCTACGAGGATCTGACGAACTTCGGCAACCGTGTTGAAGTTGGATGCAAAAGGAGTCGTGCCAGCAGAACCAACAGCGCGTGATGCACCTTTGTAGGCAGCCGTTGCCAGCGTAGATTCGATGCTGTTGCAGATAGCCCGCATGGCCTGCTTGATCTGATCGCCGTAGATCGTTTCAAAGCCTGAGCCATTGTTGACATGCTTGATGTCTTCGCCAGTCCATGGGATCTGAACTGATGCGTAGTTGTCGAGCGTCATCGTCTTGTTATCTACCGTCTGATCGGTTCCTTCCGGAATCGTCATGGACGGAGCAAACGTGGTGTTTACGCTCGGAGTGCGGGTGAATGCAGCGCGGATCGTGTCGCCTTTAGCAGCACGAGTCGTTGCATCGCCGTTGATGGTGGATGAAGGAATGAACCCTACGAGTTCTCTTCCGACAATGTCCGCAGCTTTATATATGTCTGCTGCGAGGTTGTTGAGCGTGTTACTCATGATTGATACCTCTAATTAGAAGATGATTTACTAGCGGCTAATGTAGCCATCCGAGAAGCAATCCGCTTTGCGACCCATTCTGGGTCCTGCTTTTTGCCTTTGTGAGCCTCCGACATTAGCTTGCGCGTCTTATCGGATAGCACATTACCTAAAGCTCGACTGTTCCCGATTAAACTAGCAGAAACTTTTTGCTTTGTTTCATCGGAATAGGTCTTGCCTAGATTTGCTTGGCGCATTTTTTCAATGTGCGCCGGAGACTTTTTCTTCCCCGTGTGTGCAGCAGAAATTTTTTGTCTTTCTTCTATGCTTTTTACACGTCCCTTACCGCCAGACGAAATAGCCTGCTTATGGCTATCAGAAAGACTTTTTCCCGTTTTTGCTCGGGAAATTTTGTTTCTGGTTGCTTCAGATCGTTTTGTCCCTAAAGCAGATCCTGCTTTTATTGTGCTGTTGTACCCAGATTTGTACGCATCAAAAGCGTCCATGCAGATTTGTTCGTACATGAGCAAATCTTTGGGCTCGCAAAGTAGGATTGGTGAGAAGGTAAACGCGCCTGATCCGTATTTAGCCCAAGCGCGTTGTAGCTTTACGGCATGGTGATTGCCGTTGAGTAAGGATGTTTTGTGCTTTCTGAAGCGCGAATGGAAGCACTTGGCTGAGCCAATGTATTGCTTTCCATTTATGTCGTTGCGGATCTCGTAGATACCGCTAAGTTTTGCTATCAAATTGCCACCTTAGTTAGGCGGCATTATACCGCCCTAGCCTTCTACCTTCCCGCCAGCTTTCGCAAATTCAGACCGCTCGAACTGTGACGCTGCGTCAAATTTCTCGCGAGTCCAAACCTTTGCGCCGGAGCCGTTACCAGCCCCGCCGCTTGCACCACCGCCACCATTGCTGGGCGCGGCAATGTAATGCTTGCCTTCATCACTGGTCGCCCAGGATGAAACAAACTCTGTCAGTTCCTTGTCGCCAATCAATGCTTTCCTTGCATCTCCATCAGCAACGATCTTTGCCTGACTGCCAAACAT